AAGTGTGCTACCCGCCGTCGAGGACGAGGTAGACAAGATAGTGCAACGGGTTATGACTATTGTTAACCGTAACCTCGTACAAACTAGGACGCGCTAATGGCTATCAACATTCCGATTATTTCAAGCCTGAACACTAAAGGTTTTGACGCAGCCAAAAAAGAGTTTGCAAGCCTGCAAGGTTTCGGCGCTAAGTCTGGTTTCCTGCTACAAAAAGCCATGGTTCCCGCTGCCGGTGCGGTCACCGCATTGGCTGGCGGTTTGGCCATGGCCGCTAAGGCCGCTATTGCCGATGAGCAGTCACAAAAACTTTTAGAAACACAACTGCGCGCAACGCTCGGGCCTAACCAAGCGTTAGCCGACTCTATGGCCGACTTTGTTGACCAGACGCAGTTAGCAACGGGCGTTGCCGACGATGAGCTACGGCCCGCACTTGCCGGCTTAGTACGTTTTACCGGGGACGCAGCCAAGGCCCAAGAGTTATTAACGCTCAGTATTGACGCGTCAAAAGCCACGGGTAAAGACTTGGTGGCAGTTTCTACCGCTATCGGCAAGGCATACGACGGCAACTTTACGGCATTAAAAAAACTTGGCGTACCGCTCGACGACAACATAATTAAAACTAAAGATTTTGAGGCTGCACAAGAGGCACTTACCGCACAGTTTGGCGGCGCGGCAGCCGCTAATGCCAACACCTATGCCGGCCGTTTGCAGATACTTAAAATACGTTTTGACGAAATGGTAGAAGGCATCGGTTACCGCGTGCTACCAGCGCTCGGCCAACTACTTGACTACGTAGACCGACTAATAAAAATAATGGACGAGCGCGGCCTAGGCGGGGTAATTAGAGAACTTGGCGGCAAACTACGTAGGTTTGTTGACCCGTTCCAAGCAGTACAAGACGCAATAAGCCGCAACGTAGACGAGACCGACGGTTTAATAGACAAACTAAAACAGACCGGCGTAAACATTGTCAACCTTGGCAGCGGTTTTCTCAACTTTGGCGGCAAGGTACTTGGACTTGACTTTAACCTAGGCAAACTCAAGACAGGTTTAGACAAAACTAACGACGGTTTAGCGCTTGCCTACGCCAACACCCGCGCATGGTCAGACACCATTTTGCAGCTTGACGCAGACCAGAAACGCGCCAACTACCAAAAAGCCGTAGACATTGAACAACAACGCCTAGCAAACATTGAAATAGGCAAGAGCACTGCTAGCACTGATAAGGCAGCAAAAGCCGCTAAACGCGCGGCAGCCGAGACCGCCAAACATGCTGAGGCAGTACGCACACTCAAAGAGTCCTACGACAATGCGGTGCAAACAGTCAAAGACAAGTTTGCCCCCGCACTCATGCGCGCTAATGAGCAACTCACCAAGGCAACCGAGGACTACAACAACTTTTACAAGGCAACTGGTGACGTGGTGCGCGGCATATTCAATGTGGGCGACGCTTGGACTACCGCAGCCGGCAGCGAAGGCGCTAAAACCTTTTTTGGTGTACTAGACGACCAAGCCAAAAAGGCTAGCGAACTTGCTACAGGCATAGAAAACCTTATCGCTGCCGGGTTAGACGACCCCGAGCTATTAAAGTCAATTCTTGCCAGCGGTGCAGACGTAGGCCTAGAAATAATTAAAGGCTTGCTTGCCGGCGGTAAAGCGTCTATAGACCGTCTGCTTGGTATCTCGACAACGATTAACGCAGCTGCCGACCGTATCGCAAAGTTGACTGCCGACAAGTGGTACAAGTCGGGCATTGACCAAGCCCAAGCGATAGTAGACGGCGTTAACAGCGTCATTGCTAACACTGAGTTTTTATTACGGTTTGCGCTTGACCCGCAGAGCGTTACGGAAATTGGCCAGCAACTAGACGCAAGCCTCGGCACCGTTTTTGGTGGCGGCGCAGCACCAGCACCGACCACTAACCCATTTGGGCCAGTCTTAGGCAGCATTAACGCCAGCCCCAACATGGGCGGTGGCCGTGTAGCAGCTTCAAGCGTTGGCGCCATGTCAATTACAGTTAACGCCGGTCTAGTTTCCACGCCCGACCAAATAGGTCAACAGATTATTGAAGCAATACAACGCGCACAGCGTCGCAGCGGAACGGTGTTCGCCCCGGCATGAGTACACCAACTATGCAAGTGCTGGTAGGTTTTCAGAGCACGACGGGTTTTGGCACCCCGTTTATGCTTGACGACTCTTTTTATGGCGTGCTTGACACGGCAGGCCGTGGCACATTAGGCGGCGTTACTTTTGTTGACTTAACCAGTCTTGTCGAGTCGGTCAACATTATTCGTGGACGGTCACGCCAGTTAGACCAATTCAACGCTGGCACCGCCACTATTGCTTTTAACAATGTTACCCAAGTTCTAAACCCGTCTAATACGTCTAGCCCGTATTACCCGTTTGTGCTGCCACGTTGCCCCGTACAAATACTTGCAAACGGCGTACCAATTTACACGGGTCTTATTACTGACTGGAACCTCGACTACGACATAAGCAACGAAGACATGATGTATGCGTCATGCGCCGACAACTTCACGGTGCTAGCTAACCAAGCTCTTAACGCCGTTACGCCGTCTGTTGAGGCCAGCGGATCCCGGATAAACACCGTTTTAGACCTAGCCGAAATAAACTACCAAGGCGCTAGGTCTATAGATACTGGCAGCTCAACGTTGGGCGCTTTTGCTATTAGCCAAGACACAAACTGTCTAAACTATTTGCAGCTCATAAACACAAGTGAGCAAGGCTATTTGTTTATGAGCGCGGCCGGGACTCTTACCTATAAAGGCAGGTCGAGCGTCCTTAACCCGGTGGCTGGCGCCACGTTTAACACTGACGGCACAGGCTTGCCATACCAAACGCTCATTAACCAGTACGGCGACGAATTGCTCTATAACTACATTGTCACGCAATCGCCAGCCGGCGCAGCACAAACCGCCAGCAACGCAACCAGCATTGCGCTTTACCAAGCCCAACAGTACGCGCTAACCGATTTGCTAAACAGCACCACCAGCGAAGTTGCCGGCTTAGGCAACTATTTGCTTGGTAAATATCAAAACCCCGTTTTACGTTTTACCGGGCTGTCTACCCAAATGACGGCGCTATCTACCGCTAACCAAAACATTCTGCTCGGGCTAGACCTAACCAGCATTTGCACAGTTGTTAAAAACTTTGTAGTAGGAACACCAAGTACAGAAACGCAGACGCTTATTGTTTCTGGCGTATCTCATAGCATTACGCCCGGCAGTTACATTATTGGCTTTACTTTTGAGTCAACAGACGGCAACCAGTATTTAACACTAGATGACCCAATTTTCGGTACTCTAGATAACAACCTATTAGCCTTTTAGGAGAACACATTATGGCAACACCATTCCCATTTGTAGCAGGCGCAATCCTTACAGCTGCACAACTCAACACATTTGGCGATTTTGTCGCCTACACCCCAACTTTTACCAACGTAACAGTCGGCAACGGCACGCTCGACTTTGAGTATTCAGTATTAAATAATTTTTGTGTTGTTAGAGGTACGTTTACTCTTGGCTCAACTTCATCAGTAGGCGGCGGCGGCGCAATCATTACGTTGCCAGTAACAAGCACCGCAATAGCAGGCACCCCGATTTATGGCGTTTGTCTGCATCAAGACGCAACCGGTGACGCTTTTTCAGGAACAATTAGCGCGGTTAATACAACAACCGTTAGATTAAATAGAAGTGCCGTGAGCGGTACAAACATTGTGCAAGACAACATTTCAGCACTCTCGCCGTTTACTTGGACAACTAGCGACCGTATGCACGCTTCATTTTGGTACGAAATCGCATGATTTGGCGGGTTAGCTTTGTGGCGCTTTTGTTTGGCGCAATTCTTGTTGCTTGCGGAGACCGTGAGCGCGTCAACTGCCCGCGCACCAAAAACAAGGCGTTGCGCGCAGAAACGACAATAACCGTGGACACCGCCAGCCTTGGCAGCACTCGACTACTGGCAGACAAATGCCCATAATCCCGCCGCCACGTCGTGAAGAACGCATGACAAGCGAGCAAATTAAAGCGCGCTTAATCTTTGTTGTCGCTTGCGCGCTGTCATTTACTTTTGTAATGGCCACCATGTCACTTATATACGGACTGCTTTTTATTACGCAGCCTATGGACGTTTCGGATAATGACAAGTCGGCTTGGGCGACGTTACAACCGTTGCTTTTATTCCTCACCGGCTCACTTGCTGGCCTACTCAGCGCTAACGGGCTAAAAGACAAGCCAAAGGATAAACCAGAGTGAAAAGCACTAAGTACACCATTACCACCACACGCCAAGCAATAGCCCCAATACGCAACAACTACCGCGCCATATACCTACACGTCATCGGTAACGGCATTGTTTATCTAGGCGGCGAAACAGTCACCAGCGCCGACGGCACCCCAACCGAAAAAGGCGCAGTCCCATTAGAGCTATACATACCAGCCGGCGAAACCGTCTACGCAGTAGTCGCGTCCGGTACCGAAGATTTGCGCGTACTTGACTCTTCAAACTAACCGAAAGACAAAACTCATGAACAACGACGACAAAAAAGGCCTACTAAAAATTGTGCGCGACGCAGCTGCAAAACTCTTAACGCGCATCGCCGACATGATTAGCCGGCCATGAAATACACCGGCACCACCGACGGCGCAGCCTTAGGCAAAAGACCAGGCACCGAAAAGTTCGTAGACATCATTAAGAAAAAAGGCTTCACAAACCTAGGCACTTGGGCCGTAAGAAACATGCGCGGCAGTGACCGCCTCAGCGTGCACGCCACAGGCCGTGCAGCCGACATTGGGTACAAAGACAAAGCCACAGCCGCCATGTGGGCAAACTGGCTTGTAGCAAACTACGAGACTTTAGGCATTGAAGAGGTACACGATTACGCCGGCACCACCAAAAAAGGCTGCGAGAAATGGGGCCGCGGCTGGCGCTGTAACCGTGACGGCAAGCCCGGTTGGAAAGACTGGTCAGAAACCGCAAACGGTGGCTCTGGTGGTGGTTTGTGGTTACACGTCGAGTTAACACCCGCCATGGCAGATGACCCACAAGCGTTTGTAGCAGCTTGGAAAAGTCTTACGCCACCAACACCGCCCGCTAAAACCGTTACACCATAAGGCTTTTAACGCAAAGGCGCGCAAAGTCTCAATAAGCCCATTAAGGTTTTTACTTATCCCGACGGAAGGTAGAAACTATGAAACGACTACTTGGCGTACTCGCCGCAGCTGCACTACTGGTGCCGGCTACACAAACAAAAGCAGCGGTAGAACCCGACTGCCTACGCTTCACCGCTCTGGCCTTAGAGGTTGGTTGGGCTAAGCGCGAAATACCACGACTTATGCAGATATGCAAACGCGAGTCTAAAGGCTTTGCCCGGGCTTGGAACCAGCGCGACCCATACACCGGCTCATACGGCATCATGCAAATAAACGGCAGCAACAAACGGTTCCTTGTCGAGTCTGGCATTGTGCGCAAAGCCATGACCGAACTATGGTCACCCCGCAAAAACCTTAAAGCATCATTGGCATTATTTAAGCGCCACGGCTGGGCACCATGGAAAGGCAACAGCGCACCAAAAATTGTGGTACCGTACACCCGTTAGTTATTTTCAACCCGACTAGAAAAGAGACAACAATGGTAAACCCGACTGACCATCTAGACCAAGCACTAGCCAACCTATGGGCAAACACTCGACCCAAGGCAACCGACGTGCTAATCCGCAATTTGCGCGCACACGCCTACAGCTACGCAATGGACGATGCAGCATTATGCGAAGACTTACGCCAAGCCATCGGCCGGCTAGAACACCCAAGCAGCCTTGAGCCTAAAAAGCAGAGCATTATTGACCGTTTAGACGACATTGTGCAAGACCTGCACGGTTTAGGACTTACTCAAGTCGGTGGCGAAATTGACCAGTTGCTTATTGCACATATCGAAGCATTGCGCGGTACAAAATGAGAACGGTTTTAGGAGTTTTTGCGTTTGTTGGTGTCATGACAGTTTTTGGCTTGGTCACATTGTGGGCCGCCGACTGGATACAAAACTATGACGAAAGCGGTAGGTGGGAATAATGGCTTTTGACCTTTCCGAGTACGTAGACGTCAAGACACGTCTGAAGCAGGCTTTAGCCACATTCCCGCAGCTGCGCATCGTCGAGCACCGCCCAGAAATAACCCAAGTTGGTGACCAACTCTTTATTGAGTGTTCGGTAACGGTCAGCCGTGACCCCGACGACCCGATACCCGTAACCGCCTACATTTTTGAGCCATACCCGGGCAAGACCACGTTTACTAAAAACTCTGAGCAGGCTAATGGAGCCACCAGCGTTTTGGGGCGCGCGTTGGGCTACCTTGGGTTTGGCATAGACAAGTCCATAGCCACTAGCAACGAGGTTTTAGGACGCCAGCAAGGCGAAGAAACCGACAGAAACAAGATAGTAAGCGTTGCGCGACCAACACCAGTACTAGAGACCCGTAGAGACGCGCCAACTTCAATTATGGGGCCACGGTCTAAGCAACTAGGCGAGGCTCGACTATCGGCCCGCGAACAAACAGAGGCAAGCAAACCAAGCAACGGCGGTGGCGCAACCCCAAACCAAATTAAAATGCTTACCCAAATGTGCGCAGAACGTGGGCTAGATTTTGACCCCGAAACACCCATGACTTACTCAGAGGCAAAAGACATGTTCTTGAACATTAAACCGATACCCAAGGTTAAATAATGAACGCCGACGACATGCCACCAGAGCAAGCCATTTGGGCATATTCGAGCATGCTGTACGACTCACGCCAAGAGCGCGACAGCCTAAGGCGCGAACTAAACATAGTGATACAACAACTGCTTGACTGCCAAGCCGACTACCAGCGCCTAGCCCGAGACTTTGAGCGCATAGCAAACGCCGTGTTTTGCCCAGACTGCAAAATGGTGAACGATGCCAAATAGTTACGCCGGCATGACTGAAGCACAATTCTTGAAGCAAGTATGCGCGGTGGCTAAGTTGCGCGGCTGGTTAATTTACCACGCCAAGCCGGCACAAGTTGGCGAGCGTTGGGCTACCCATTTCCAAGGCGACGCAGGTTTCCCAGACTTAGTGCTGAGCCACCCAACTGGCGGCCTAGTGTTCGCAGAGCTGAAAGCAGGCCGTAACAAACAGAGCGACGCGCAGCTGCGTTGGCAACGCTACCTACTTGAAGCAGAATATGAGTGCTACTGCTGGTACCCAAAAGACTTAGACGCAGTTATAGCGCGACTGAGTGACATATGAGCAAGGTTCTAGTAACGCTCGACTATGAAGAGCTTGAGTATTGCGCGGTGAGTGGTGCGCGCCGAAACATACGCGCCATGCAAAAAGACCGCAAACCTAGAGACAACACAAAGTACAGCGCACAAAACTGGTGGCAGTCCAACATCACTGGCGTTATCGGCGAGTATGCCGTAGCTAAGTCATTGGGTGAGCATTGGCAAGACTTAGAGGCAGACCGCGGCGGTTTTGACGTATTGAGTTACCAAGTGCGCTCGACTGAACACACCAGCCCCAAACTTGCTGCGCGCCCGGGCGATGACCTAAACCACATTTACATTCTTGCGCAGGTCTACAAACACCGGGTACTAATCCACGGTTGGGCAACTGGTTACGAAATACAACAACTCGGCGCGCAAGAACATGGCACAATACGCTTACACCACGACATGCTTAACGACATGTCACTCTTACCGCACCCAACTATCTACACCGCACAAGTCCAAGAATGGGAAAGGCCCGACTACCAATGAGCAACATTGCAAAACCCCGCATGACTGAAGCCGACCGTTTAGAGCTGCGCGCATTGTTCAGCCAACTCGCTGACCTACAAGCCAACGAAATACTCGAACAACTAGAGCACCAGCCACAACAAGCCAACGGTCTAAAGCAAGACCTATGGGGTCTACAAGCGCGTCTAGACGACATACACGCCGACGCCAACACGTAGGCCATGCTCGACAATTTAGGAATACTCACGGCCGCGTATGGGTTTGCACTATGCCGGCATAACACACGGAAACGTGGGTAGAGCGCCATGTCAATGAACTGGTGTGCAGCGTCCAAACGTCACAAATGCGAATGGTGTCCGTCCTCAACTATGAAACAGCCGGCAGCCAGAGCTACTTGCTCAAAGTGTGGGGGGACGTAGTGCACAAGACTCGACAACAGACCAGACAACAAGCCACGCAGTGGCGCGTTAGCCAAGCGATAGCGCGGGAGAAACCAACATGACAACAACACACAACGGCAAGCAACGAGCCACCAGCGAGTTTAAGCGCAACAGAGCCAAGCTCTTAGCCGATGAACCCGTGTGCCATTGGTGTGGAATAGCGCGAGCAA